GCGAAGAAAAAAAGATTTTTCAGAAAAGCGAACGAATTGCTTGACAAGAAACTGTCCCAATGCTACAATGAGTTCAGAAAAACGAACCAAAGGAGGAGATACCATTGCAGAACCCAGTTTTTGATTATTCCAAACTGCGCGGCAGAATTCGTGAAATTTGTGGAACACAAGATGCGTTTGCCGACGCGATTGGTCTTGGACGGGTGTCCGTAAGCCAGAGATTGAACAATCAACTCGAATTTTCCCAGAAAGAGATGATTCGAGCAGCAGATGTATTGTTGTTCCCACATAGCGATATTCCTGAATATTTTTTTCGGGAAAAAGTTCAGAAACACGAACTCCGTTAAAAGAGGAGGGTGAGCCTTCATAGAAAAGACAATTAAAAGAATCATCACTGAGAAAGGGCTAATTCAGAGATGTGTTGCAGAACAAGCTGGTTTCTCAGCGCAACAGTTCAGCGACATGATGACAGGCAGAAAGATTATTCGAGCAGAATATCTTCCCGCGATTGCATCAGCCCTTGGAGTGGAAGTTGCAGACCTGTTTGTATCCAAAAAGGAATAAAAAAACACCGAAGGGTGGTGCCCCTTCGGTGTTTAGCGGCAACGTACTCACCGCGGACGGATATGTTTAGTCGTTGTCTTGGTAGACTTTCCGTTAGAGACACGGGTGGTTATAGCGAAACCACTACCAGAACGACGAACAGTAGTCGTTGCCTTGACTCGGATTTTCCTCATTTTCTCACCTCCCTTCTAAGAAAGGTGGAGGCAGAGTAGAGAAGGAGATAGAGAGTCTCTCAACTCTCTATTTATATGCTACAACATATATATTGATATGTCAATATAATATTGCACAATATTTTGTATATCAAATTATGCAATATTAAAGGAAAATTATACCTATTGCATGGACAAGTGATAAGTCCTGAACGTCATTTAATCAGAAAGGAGCTGATTCCCCCATGACCTTAGAGGACGTCCGTACCCTCAAGAAAGACACCCTGACCCCTGCCATCGTGGCGGATGTGTTGGACTGCGACCCACAGTATATCCGGATCGCGGCCCGGCAGTGCCCGGAGCGTTTAGGGTTCCCGGTGGCACGGATTGGAAACCGGGTGAAGATTCCCCGCCTTGCCTTTATTCGCTGGATGGAGGGGGAGAAAGAGGAACTGGTTTAGAAAGGAGAACTTGGAATGAACCCAGTACAAGAGATCAAGCAACGCCATGACATGGACATCCTGCTGCGGGCCATTGCCCCAGCGGCCAGAAAGCGCCAGGAGGCCCGGCGCAGAAGGGAGATGGGGAAGAGCCGGATCAATGCCGCCTTGGCCCGCCGGGGCATTCCCTTCCGCGTGGTATGAGGGGCGCGGTGTATCGTCTCTGCCGCCGGTGTAAGCAGCGGTGGAACGTGTCCGCCCTGGAACCTGGAGAGAAGGTATATCTCTGCCCCAGGTGCGAAAGGGGGTGGGGATATGGTGAAGATCAACGGGGATGCGATACATATCGAAGGGAGAAGGCCATGGGCCGACGCTCCCTCTGAACCCATCCCCGGCCAACGCATCCGGCGCACCATGCTCTATCCTGGATTGAACTGGGATTCCCCGGAGAAAATCCAGCAGTGCTTGCACTGTACCAATCCAGATTGCAGCGGGCGTTGTCCGAGTAAGCCAAGGAAAAAGGTAGGTCGTCCCCGCATCCCCATGCCGGAGGACTTCCCAGAGAAGGAGAAGCTTCTTCGATACCATGAGCTGATCGACCATTACGGCGTGAATACCACGGTTATCACCCGATGGAAAAAAGAACTCCGTGGAAAAGGCGAAAAATAAACTCTGCCGGTTTGCAGCACCGGCAGAGTTCAGAAAGGAGAATACTTGAAAAAATAAGCTATGTTTCTTCCGCTTAACTTTATTGTAACAAAAATTGGAGGTTTGTCAAGATGGAGGAACGAATCAACTTTTTCCCCAAAAAGGTGGTTATAGAGGTTTCTGCCAGGACATGCCGGAACTTTATCATGGACACATGCCTGGATGACTTCATGGATTACATGTTCTTATATAACAGTTTCACCATGTCGGCCTATCTGGACGAGAAGATGGACCTATTTCAGGAATACCTGGACTGCGGCGAAAAGGGGGAATGACTTATCGGGATTCCAGTTTTGATTTATGGCAAGAGTGGGTCTGGGAAGTCCCGTTCCCTGAAAAACTTTGCCCCAGATGAAATCTTTTTGATTAACGTGGTGGGCAAACGCTTGCCTTTCCCCGGGACCTTCCGATACCAGATGAAGACAGACAGCTACCAGACCATTACCACTGGCCTGCAAAAGATGCCCACCAAAACCGCTGTCATTGATGACGCTGGGTACCTTTTGACGAACACTTTCATGAAAGGTCATTCCGCACCCAAGGCGGGAAGTTCTACGTTCGACCTCTACAACGATATCGCGGACAATTTCTGGCGGCTGCTGATGTTCATCCAGTCGCAGCTTCCAGAGGATGTCATCGTCTATATCCTCATGCACGAAACTACATCCGATTTTGGAGAAACCAAGCTGCGGACCATTGGAAAGCTGCTGGACGAGAAGGTTTGCATTGAGGGAATGGTCACAATCTGTCTGCGCTGCATGGTGGAAGGGGATCGCCATTTCTTCCGCACCCAATCCAATGGAATGGACATTTCCAAGTCGCCCGAAGAAATGTTTGACCTGGAGATTGAGAATGATCTGAAATTCGTCGATCAGCGGATTAGAGAGTATTGGGGGCTGCTCCCCACCACATCTCCCAAGGAGGCGACAGACAATGGCTGAATTCTCCCGCGGGGTGAAGGAATATATCCGCGCCCGTGCCATGGTTGAGGTGACGTTTCCCGTTGACTTTAAGGATAACGTGGACATTAGCTGCTATCAGTGCAAATACTACCGCCGCAACTACCGCAGCTGCGGTCTCAACGGAGAAATTTGCGAGTACCCAGACAAATACATCGGGAGCAGATGCCCCCTTATATTTTACACCAAGGAGGAACAAAGCGAATGATCCAAGCACCGGAGAACAAAGCTGACATCAATGAAGAATTAGACAGGCTGTTAAAGTCCTGTTTAAGACTTATCCATTACCAGGAAGAAGTCATTTTCTCCATGATCGGTATTCTGGATACAATCCGAAATGAATTAAATCAAAAATCGTAAACTTTGATTTCTTGAATTTCGAGCAGACCATTTCTTTCTGATGCTGTTTGAATTGTATCCATCAAATGTTGAATGTGCCCCATATCCCTATACTCTGCTGCTTGGCCACATAACGGACAGATTATTTCGTGGGTATCATTCATGGACCGGTCAATGTGAATTGCTTTTTTGCAATATTTACATTTGCAGACAAACGAGAATAACATAACGTTTTTCCTTTCGTAATTGTAAGAGATAATTAATCTTATCACGAAATGGATATGAATCGCAAGGAGGAACAAAAACCATGATTCAAAGACCGAAAAATTGGGATTCCGTGCAGGAATTCTATGACCGTCCCAAACTCCCCCTGGACGCCTATGTCTGCCGGGTCAAGCAGGTATCCTTTGCGGATACCAATTATGGCCCCCAACTGCTGGTCCTCTTCGACATTGAGGAGGGAAAGCAGAGAGGGTTCTTCTCCAAAGAATTTAAGGCCAACACCATACAGGATAAAAAGTGGAAGGGAGTTCTGCGTCATTTCCTGCCCAAAGACGATGGGACTGACAACGATGAATGGACAAAGAGTTCTTTCAAAGGCTTGACCACCGCCTTTGAGCACTCCAACCCTGGGTACACCTGGAACTGGGAGGAAACTTCCCTGGTGGGAAAGTTGGTGGGCGTCCTCTTCCGGAATGAGGAATGGTCCTATAACGGGAAAACCGGATGGACGGTACGTCCTTTCCGCGCCATGAGCGCAGATCGGGTCCGCAGCGGGGAATACATCTTGCCCCCGGACAAGCCCTTGAAAAAGGCCGCAGCGCCCTCGAACGGCTTCGCCGCCATTCCTGATAATGGGCCCTTGCCCTGGGACAATGACAGTGGCGACGGACCGTTTCCGTTTTGAGAAAGGAGTCTAAAATGGAAAAATTGCTGTTGACCCGGAAAGAGGCCGCTCAGGCCCTTAATATCAGCACCGATACTTTGGATAGGTTGAGGGAATCTCAGGATATTCAAGCAGTCAACATTGGCAGCCGGGTTTACTTTTCACCGGACGAATTGAAAGCCTTCTTATCCAAACGCGGGGGTTCGATCTCTACCTCTGGGATTCGCTTATGATTGTGCTTTCTCTCACAGAGGAGGATCGGAGCCTCCTACTTCCCCTTACCCCCATTCAGCGGGACAGGGTCATTTTGGCCCTTCTTGCTGGTGGGGAGGCGGAGGAAAATTGGGGGGAAATTGAGCAGGGGATATTAGAATCCATTCGTCGGAGAGGCCGGAGACGACGCGAGAAAAACGAGTATAGCAAACGATATTATCATGCGAGAAAACAGGGAAATGCCAAAAATGGTGTCCAAAATAACGTCCAAATTGCTGTCCAAAATGGATGCTCCCCCTCCTCTCTTCCCCCCTTTCTTCCCCCTTCCTCTCTTTCCCCTGAAACCCCTATCTCTCTATCCCCCTATAATCCCCCTTTCTCT